AGATAATTGATATAATTCATGAGAGAAGAAATATTTTGATGAATTATTTGTTAATTCGCATGTTATTCTTGGAAATGTTGCCACCTGCGATGCTAAATATGCTAAAATACTTAGGGTCTTTCCTGTACCTGCTGGGTCAGCAATTACTCCAATTTTTCCATTTATTGCTTGATTACCTAGTAAAAATCCTCTGGTCATTTTATCTCGATATATATGCATTCCATTTACTAATGTGGCCTGGTGCGGAAATAGCTGTGTCTTAATTACTGACGCAATAGCCGGTATTTTTCCTGGTATTATTGTATTATTATAGACTGTGTTTAATACACTTAATTTCTCATACAAAAATCCCTCTTCCATTCTATCTAATTATTATTTCTTTATTAATATGCTTTAGGCTAGGCGCTTATAATGTCAAATAAAAATCTCGTATTTTTTTATCCTTAACTAGGTCTTCTAATTTGTGCGGACATTCTTTAAACTTTGACTGAAATGTTCCTACTTGCGCTAGATGCTCTTCTCTTAATTCGCTCTTATCTACTGTATTATCTGTGTGACAGATAACAAGGATTGTACTTAGGGGGTTTAATTGTATCATGGGATGCTTAAAATCTTGAAGAAAAGTACCTTCTTCTGCTTTTGTTACAAACTCATCATATGTATGCGTATCTGAATATGATTTTCTCCATGCCATTGTTCCATTTGTAGCATGATTCTTATGATAGGGGCCAATTGTATATACTTTTTTTGTATCAAGATAATACATGTTCATTTCTGAACTTCCTGCTATATTTATTTTGGGGTTATTTTTAAAGGCTTTTATTACACTAGATACTCAATCTGGTGGATAATAATCATCGTCATCCATTGCGACAATTATAGCCCCTTGCGCTAGTTTATTTAAGGCATTTCTTTTTGCACCGATTCGCATCTTTTCATCTTTACGAATATATCTAATATTTGGTATAGTTTTTGCGGCCTCATTAAATAAGTCCTCTACTTTATTGCGACCATCATCAATAATTAGCCATTCCATCTTATCTTTTGAAAATGTCTGGTTTCTATATATATCGATTAATGTTGGAATAAACATACGTCGATTATATGTTGGTGTTACAACAGACACTTCTATCATTTCTATTATTAATAGATTTACATATTTTATATTCTCTAAATTCCATTCTAGATTGATTGTGTTTTAGACCAACGCGCTTCGCATTCATTTTAAAATGTTTGTTTGCCGGCGGTCAATTAACATTATAGGCTGACAAATAGCGGGGCAAAGCCCCGCTAAGTGCCAGTTGTAAATGAATGCGAAGCGCATTGGTCTAAGAAGGTACTAAATTTTGCTGTATTTTTTTAATTTCGTTGGCAAATATAGGTATATTCTTTACTTTATCTAAATCCTTAAATGATTTCTGTAAATCATTCCAATATTTTTCCATTGTTTTTGGAAGTTGTGCTGCGGCAATATCAGACTTTGGATATGTAAAAGGATAGTATAAAAATCTCCAGAATGATGATGTTGGTTGGTATACAGTTATTGGAAGTAATGCGTATATTGTTGGCATAATTTCAACTGATTTATTATGATTATCGGTCATGTTATTAATATAATAGCTATAGCCGCCTTTTAAAATATAGAAAAGTCCTAAAGTAATACATAACCCTTTTACAAAATAACAAACTAAGAATGTAAATATAAAAAATATAATACGTATTGGCACTGAATATATTATCATTTCATTAGCAACTATCATGGCAAGCATGAGTGCCACAAATGGAATAAAGAACTTTTTAAGAATATCTAGAGTTTGATTTCCAACTTTTTTAGCTAATCTTTTAGCACTAAAACTATTTGGGTCGGTATTGTTTACATCATCCGTAGTATTACTTTTATTAGTGGCATTTTCCTTTTTAATATCTTCTTCTTTTTTCTTTTTAGCTCTTTCTGTAGCAAATTTATTAGCATTAGGATCCGTTGTTGCATTATAAATTTTATATGAAATTTTATTTTTTAAATTTGTCCAAATAGAGTCATTTCCTTCCGCATTATCAGAACTATCTGACATTCTAAAATCATAAACTATTTTAATATAGCCTTTCTATAACGCATCGCGTCACATAAATATGAATCATGATGTCACAATTATGCCAAACACATATAACCATAGATTTATTATAGAGCATATTTAAGACCACCTGTACCACCTGCGACATTGACCCAATTCAGATTCTCAACATAAATTGTAATATTATACTGATAAAATGAATTCGAAGGTAACGGAAATATATTTAAATCAACCTGGAATAATCTGATACGACTACTATTAATTGTACCATCGGGCTGAGTTGTAGGTGAATGAAGACAAAACGGATACACCAATAATTCTGGATCTGGAATACCTGTTAAATATTTCCAAGGTACCACCTGTGTAAAGTATTCTAATGGTTTCTCTTCTTGTAATAAATTACCATCACCAAGTACAGCTAGGCCGCGCATAATTGAACGTTGGCCATTAAGAACAAATTGTCCTGTGGCTTTATATAAATTAATTGGGTCTCCTGCCGTTGTATAACCTGTAGGAATAAATGGCGGAGAAAGTGGATTTATCCAATTTGAGAAATTAGCTACTTGATTTCTATACTGTAAGGAATCAGAACGACGTGGTACAACTATTAATCGTTCAATTGGATTATGTGTCTGTAATTCAACAAATTGTCGTGATGTTAATCCCAGAAATTGATACGTTGTAACTTGTCTAACTAGATACTGTAATGGTTGATTTGAAAATTCAGCTCTTTCTTCATCTGTTAAATAAACATATGTCATCTGAATTCTGGGATTTAAAGGCCATGTATTAAGCAAAGGGTTTGGTGTTCCAATATCTGTTAGGAAATTATTGATTGTTACATCTGAAATACTGGGAACCGATGTATAATATACATTTTGAGGTTGTAAAGAAATGGGTGACGGATTATATTGATATCCTGGTGCGACCTGATACCCATTAATATCTAGGACCCTGTATAGCTGATTAATTGGCCTTAATGTAATTTGAACCTCACATTCTTGATATTGAAGAGATACCAGCGGCAATGATTCAAAAGTTGATTCAGTAAACCAAAATGAAAGTGGAACTTGTAAAGTTCTTCCTGTGATAGATGGTCTATTTACATTTGGTGGTGTGGTAGTTGAAGCGGGGGCAGGACCATTATTATTATAAACTAGCGGATATTCTACTCCTTGTGACCCTCCTGCGTACAGTCCTGCCGCAGGATCATATAACTCTGGAATATTTCCAACTAGACGTGACCATTTCTGAAAAGAGCGTGAATCTAAATCACATTGTGCTTTTGTAATCATATATGAACCATCAAATCCTTGAATCTTTTGACCTGCTATATAAAATCCAATTTCCTGAATAATATGGCAACCAACATATTGCGACCATGCGAAATTATATTGCGATGTTCTTTGACCATATGATAAAGTCGCAGGTAGTGGAATATATTTACAGTAAATATCGGGCAAATCAAATAGGAAATACATATCGCGTACCAAATCGGCCACGCGCTGAATTTTAAGTCGGATTTGAATTGGTTGATCATATGATAATTCCTGTGGTCCATCCATTGAAAATGTTACAGATTCCTCCGCAAAATGACTATATTTCTTATATGTTTTGTAGAAGTAAGTAAAGGCAGGATTACCACTTAAAAGTACATTTTGTGCTCCGTAGGCGACTAATGAGTATAGACCTCCACCTGGCATAGCTAGTTTTGTATCATTTAATATATAAAGCTTTAGATTCACATATTAGATGTATAATTTATTTATTAATTAACTTATATTGTGATATAACTAATATCCCTGGCTCCACCAAGTATCATCAAGATATGGCGGCACATTTCCAGTTGATAGAACAGAATCCATTTTACTCGACGGTCCTTCATTCATTAGTTTTTGAATTTCAGCATAGCATAGCGCATAACTAAAATAATTTAGACGACTGAGCTGCCCTTTTAGGCATCCGAATACATCAAATCCGTTTTCATCAGTTGATGGTATAATAGAATTCTTTAGTGTTATTCTACGTTGACTAAAGCAACATATATCTTCATAATTCTGATAAGGTGCGAATCCATCAAATGATAATTTCTTTGCTAAGTTTCCATTAATATAAATTTCAAGTGAATTTTCATTCACTACAATTGCGATATGTACCCATTTTCCAATTGGAATATTTTCAACTTCAACATAGTTATTCCAAGTTTTATAGGAATTCATGTATACACGTAATGTATTAGTATCAGAACGCATATAAACACCGGGTGCTAAAAGAGGAAACTGTGAAGAATATCCTTTGTGGAATATATGGCAGAGACCATATTCTTGTTTAAAAGCCGATGGACTCACATTTAAGTAAAATGTATAACTAAACTCAATTCCACTTCTTTCATTATTTGAAGGATTTACATATTTATTCCCTGAAATATTTGGATTTTGTGGAATATTAATAGACTTATCATCAATATTATATGTATTAGGTAATAATATAGTTCTATTTAAAGATAAACGATTTATGTACTTATAAATGACCTCGACAAATAATAAGACTAAGTATATTGCCACAACAAGTGCTATACTAAATAATACTTCTGCTATAATACCGGGTCTTACAGAATTGTTTGATTGATTTGGCCCTTCCATCTAATTCCTCTTATTAAATTGTATTATTAATTTCGGAAACTTATATTTCATTTCATAAAACACTTATTATTTTGTTTGTGTTACCGATACACTAATTCCAGGAGTAATAAATGAACCTAACCATGATATTATATCTGTAATTGGTTCAGGGCCTGCCATATATATTTTATATGCTTGTTCTGGATTTAGAGCGCTATCATATATAGTTGTTGTAGAAATCTGACCACCAAATCCGCCGTATGCTAGTAATTTAGCAGAATAGCCACCTGCGTCAACCTTATAAAATGACGGTAACACACATGAGCGTGCTAATTTTCCATCATAATACACATCTACCGTTTTGCCATTCACTGCTACTGTTATACAAACCCATCGTTGTAAATCAATTTCGGGTAAATCGCATAATGGTGAACTATCTAATAAACCAGAACCTGACTGTAACTCATTAAATGAGGATTCTCTTGTATTATTATTTAGAGATTCACCTGTTTCAGTTTGAAAGCGAACATTTAATGATGGCTTATAACCTCCTAAGAATACACGAATTATATCAAAATTGGGTCCTCCAATACTTACAATCGATTTGTTAAATCCCTGGCGATAAGACCAATTATTTACATAAATCCATGTTGAAAGTGTAAATTCACCACCTTCATAAATTACAGGTAGTTTATCAGAGGTAATTGTAATTGCAGTTGTTGAATCAAATGTGGCTGGACGTGTATTTGATATAAGTGTATAGACATTACTGCTTTTAGGACCAAACAGATATTGATATAAATAATATAAAGCGACTAATCCTCCAAAAATAATCAATATAGGAATAATTCTCCCCATAGGAGATGAATTGTTGGCAGATTCCATTGTCCTGTCAATTACACGGATATTCTATCTTCCAAAAATACTTAGGATTCTTAGGCATATGGGGACTTCCATTGTAGTAAATTGTTATTTGGTGGTCTTGTAATAGGATCACATGGTAAACCGGGGGGACATTGTGCGAATAATTTTAATCCAGGAAAACTTATATCAATTGAATTAGATTCTAATACCGTACCATTTGTATCAACATATGCTACTCTTTTGCGCTCAGATTCAACCGGTGTTAGACGCCTACCATTAATAATTACATGAATTACCGATCCGCTTAATCCCTTATTTCCCACAGACAAATCACTACTTATAACAACCGGATAGAACTCAAGTATTTGAGATGCTACAATTTCATTATTATAAATTATATCAAATCTACGTCCATCTCTTAAAATGGCAATAAACATCCATTTTTGTTTTGGAATAGGAGGTAGTTCAATAATTTCCGTCTTTATTCCGCTATTATTTGTATGAACTCTGAGGCGAGCTGATATTTTACTTGTTCCACTAGGTGCGGGTGCCACTTCTAAATGCCAATTATTATCCACTTCAATTATAGGTGTAAAATCATTTATAGCTTTTGTAGTCTTATCTCCATCTAATAAATAGAAAAATCCCATTACTGACGAACCAGCGCCACTTAGAAGTTTAGTTTGGGTTATATCAGCTGTTAAAATTGACTTTTTAGCATTTAAGGGGGTCATTTTAGATAATATATCATTATTACCTGGCCCTGGATATATGTAATACACAGTTATATAAACTGTAAGTAATAATATAATTATACCAAATATGATTGAAAACACTAACGACAGCGGCGGCATCCTATATAATTATATGATTATAGATGATTTAGAATGATATCGGAAATATTATCTCTTCAAATACATTTATTAGACAGATAATTTCGAATATCTGTCAAAAGCACCATCAATTGTATTATTACTAATAGAATTTGAACAACTTGTCGATGATGCCATTGGTCCCGCGCCAAAATCTTTGGCGGAACTTAATTTAGGCGTAGCCTCACGAATTTCACTTACTGTAAGAATACGTGGCCATATTTTAAGATTATGAACTTTAATGGCATTTGATTCAATTCCAGTGGCGGCATTAATATCATCTTTTACGTCTTTTGGTGAAGCCGAAAATGTACGTGTTTTTATTAGTTTACCATTAATATATACCTCCAAGGCTTGCTCCATAACAACCATCGTTAATCTAAATGATTGTTGAACGGACACATTAGGAACAATTATATTTTCCATATTATTATCCTTATTAAGTACTGAAACTATAAGGTCATTTGTATCAGGAAGTAGAGCAGCTACAATGTTATAATTAGAAAGAACTCCCAAGAGTGTATCACCAGAAGGTGTCTCTTTCTTATTGGCGCCTCTACTAAAGAAAATGCGTGGTGTAGTGGAAAATTGTAGTGGATTCTCAACAAATACATCAAGATTTATAGTATATCCATATATCTGAGAGGCAATTGGTAAATCCTTATTTAAGATTGGGCCAGGACTTGTTGTAGTCCAAAATAATTTACCATCATCAAAGCCTGGTACTGGTATAATACCGGGACCACCTGGACGTAATTTAAATATAGGTGTAATAAAGAAATTAATAAAAAGTAATATTACTAGTATAATAATAATAATTGCTAAAATATATGCTAAAATTCGTCCTACACTACTTTTAACTACTTCAATTGTATTTGTACTTCCAGAAGAAAGCGCACTTGGCACATTTTTTTGACTATTACCAAGTAAAAATTGATTAAAATTGACAGTACTCATCTATTTATCCTATCTCTATTTATTTTTTTTAATCATTAGACCCGTATAAAAGGTGGTGAGCGAAGCATATGGCATACCAAAGGTGGCCTGTGGCATACCGAAGGTGGTGAGCGAAGCATATGGCATACCGAAGGTGGCCATTCATTATATATGCTTATTTTTAATAAATGAGTGTATAATCTAAATAGCAATCTAAAGGGAAATATTAAATATTAGGTAATATGGGAACAATTCCTGATTGTACTTTAACAACAGGATGTTATTATCTTAAAAAATATTATTCAAATGCTCTAACTATAGAAGATTATCTACCAGGATTAGAGGCATTACTACGTATTCCATGTTATTTAGTAATTTATTGTAATAAAGACTTAGAAGAATATATTATTACAATAAGAGAACGTAATAAATTACTTATTCTAACAAAAATTATTGTAAAAGAATTAGAAGAATTATGGAGTTATAAATTTAAAGATAAAATCGATAATAACCGAAAAATATTTTGGCCACATAATGATGATATTAGAAGTTTTACAATAAGATCATTAATTCATTATAATAAATTTAATTTTATACTTGATACGATTCATAATAATCCCTTTAATACTAGTAAGTTTGGATGGATTGATTCAAATCTATATAAAGATGGGAAAAAAATTTGTGAAGATAATTTTGATAATCTATTACTTTATAATCTAAAACATGCCCCTAATAAGTTTCATCTACAAATATTAAATGTAGAAGATAAAAAATATAAATTAGATGAAAATAAAAGAGAATATTATCAACATGCTCGGTGGGTAGCAGTTGGCTGTTTTTATACAATGCCAAAAGATATTGGTATTAAAATTTTAACTAGACTAGAAGAAATAGTTGAACATACAATTAATCTTGGATATGGTAATGGAGAAGAAGCATTTTTTCTAGAAATTCTTGATGAATTTTATGATGATATTTACAGAAGTTATGG